AAATATATGGAACTTAAACTGGATTATCAGGAAAAAGATTTACTACTTGATTGCATTCAATACCGTCTTGATGTTGACAAAATTTTAGTAATTAATGAATCTCTTAAAAATGAAATTGAAGATCTTTTATTAAAAGTAGAGGAAGAGTGTGTATAACATTTTCGTAGATGGTGAAATTATTGCAGAGAATGTTTTAAAGTGTGATCTAAATCATAAGATTGAAATCATTCGTGCATACTGTAATTTGCTTCCAGAACATCGGTTTTCAAGAGTTACATTTGAGCCTATAAATAACACAGAAACCATTGCATGAATTGACTTGTAGTGGTAGAATAATTACGTCGCTATTCTATTTTTATGTCAAAAGGATTTACAATTAAAGCAAACGCTCCGACTCCAAAGAAGAAAGAAGACGAGTTTGATTTGCAGTCTGCAAAAGAAATGGTCAGAGGCAAGTCAATTGTTTTCTGTATGCCTGGTAGAGGATGTTCTTACATCTTTCTGAAGAATTTTGTACAACTCTGTTTTGATCTTGTACAAAATGGTGCAAGTATTCAAATTTCACAGGATTATTCTTCCATGGTGAACTTTGCACGTTGCAAGTGTCTTGGTGCAAATGTTCTTCGTGGACCTAATCAGATTCCCTGGGATGGTAAACTGAATTATGATTATCAACTCTGGATTGATAATGACATTGTATTCAATACCGAACAGTTCTATCAACTCGTTGCAATGGACAAAGAGATTGCGGCTGGTTGGTACATGACTGAAGATGGTCATACCACTTCCGTTGCTCATTGGCTTGAAGAAGATGACTTCAAGAACAATGGAGGAGTCATGAATCATGAGACTGGTGAGACGATGACGAAGCGTAGAAAGCCATTCACCGTAGACTATACTGGTTTTGGTTGGGTTCTGATTAAGAATGGTGTGTTTGAACATCCTGAGATGAAGTATCCTTGGTTTGCTCCGAAGATGCAGGTGTTTGACTCTGGAGAAGTTCAAGATATGTGTGGTGAGGACGTATCGTTCTGTCTGGATGCGATTAAGGCAGGTTTTGAGATCTGGTGTCATCCAGGAATTCGTGTGGGACATGAGAAGACTCGGATTATCTGAGTTCTTTGAAATCCTAGAAACTTATATTCGGCGCGTTTTTGGGCGCGTAAACTAAACCATATGTGAGGTATTAAAATGGCAGCAAAATCAAAAGGTGGATTAAACAAAAGTATTGGTTATGTACCTGGAAAACCTAAACTGACCCTTCAGGGTAGGGGAAATGGTACTAAATATGCTGCGACAAGCCGTAATAAGGCTCGTAAACCTTATAGAGGACAAGGTAAATGAGTAAAACGCAAAGAACTGTCAAAGAGGGAAACACCTGTAGACAGGATAAGAGATTTAAAGGATATCATACTCAAGCAAAAGCTAATAAGGGTAAAAAGTCTAAATAATTTCATATACTTATTTCGTAGAAACATGTCTGAATCAGAACTCACTCCTAAAGCTGGACCCAATCCAGCTGATGCACCTGAAGCTCCTCCTGAAACTGCACAAGTTTTTGGATATGATGTTGCTTCAGAAGCAAAAAAATCATTTGTACCAAAATCAAATCCTAACTCACCATTAGCGGCTGGTTGATATGACGGAGAAGGAAGCATATATTCATGAATGGATACAAGAAGTTTCCATACCAAAAGACAAATTAGGTGGACTTGCTGTTTGTCCTTATGCTTCTGGATCAAAAACTTTAATTGTAGAGACTCCTATAGATGACATTGTGCCAGAACCTGGTCACGATGTCATCGTTTTTATTGTAGAGGACTTCTGGAGACCCGATCAAGTCATGAATTGGGTTAAAATTTACAATGAAAAGTTCATTTATTATAAATTTTTTGAAGATTTGTCTTCAAGACCAACATTTATTAATGGCATACAGACTAATAATCAAAAATTTAACTTAATTTTGTGTCAGTCAAAGAAAAAATTAAGTTCAATTCGCAAAAAATTAGCAAAAACTGGGTATTATACCTTCTGGACAGAAGAATACTTGGAACAAATTCTTGGTGAGGATGTAGATATTTTAGAAAAGGAAGACATTTCGGGATAGCAACCCCGTAAAAAGTTCTGATTTTCATAATCAGGAGCTAAAAATGTCAAATTTACCTACAGATAGAGATCAAAATTATATGAAAGAGATGTGGGGGACCACTAGATTGATTACAGATTACTGGTCAGCATCCCAAAAATCTGAAAATGAACAAAAAAGAGTGATTTCAGAGGTCATGTACGATCAAGCACCAAAACATGATCTCATGAAACAAACAAATCTTCATGAAAAAATTCGTAATGATACAGACTATGATGATTGGGAGTATGGGACTGAGCCTAATTACGGCAAAAAGTGGTAAAAAGGTCTTATACATATAATAAATACCATTTGTTTGGGTAATGGCAACGATTTCTCGCAAATTTAAAGACATTAGTCTCTCATTTGTGAGAAATCCTGTGACTAATGATATTGTTGCAATTACAAATCAAGACGCAATTAAAAAATCTGTAATTAATTTAGTTAGAACTAAGGTTGGCGAAAGATTTTTTAATAATCTTTTGGGTACAAATGTAGATAATTCTATGTTTGAACTACAGACTCCAGAGTTAGCGAATTCTCTTCAAATTGAAATCAATACACTTTTGAAAAACTTTGAACCGAGAATAAGTAATTCAACAACTATTGTTACATATCCTAGCGATTCAAATGAAATAAACATTAGAATTTCATATGATATTGTTGGACTACCTCTTCCCATTCAATCTATAGAATTTATTCTACAGCCAACTAGAATCTAATGTCATTCAATCAGTTTACGAATCTAGATTTCCAAAATTTACGAACCCAGATCAAAGACTATTTGAGAACAAATAGTGATTTCACTGACTTTGATTTTGAGGGTTCTAATTTTTCTACTCTGATTGATCTGTTGGCTTACAACAGTTACATTACTGCCTTCAATTCTAACATGGCAGTAAATGAAGTATTTTTGGACAGTGCAACACTCAGAGATAATGTAGTCTCTCTTGCACGTAACATTGGATATGTACCTCGTTCAAGGCGTTCTGCACAGGCCCAAATCAGTTTTGACGTGGATATGAGTCAGACTGACTCCAGAACCATTAAGATACTCGCAGGACAGATTGCCGTCGGTGCCGTGAGGGAAGGCAATTATATATTTTCTATTCCAGATGACATCACCGTTCCTGTTGATAGTAACGGACAAGCGTCATTTAATAAAATTCAAATATATGAAGGTGTATTTGTAACTTCTACATTTGTTGTTGATTCATCACAAACTAGTCAAAGATTTATTCTTCCGAATGCAAATATAGACACAACTACAATTAGAGTGTCTGTAAAAAATCAAGTTTCGGAAAGTTATGCTGCATATTCAAATATATTGAATGTAGATGCTAATTCAAGGATTTTCTTAATTCAAGAAGTTGAAGACCAAAAATATGAATTACTTTTTGGTGACGGAATAATTGGTAAAAAATTAACATCTGGAAGTACAATTACTGTTACATATATCGTTACTAATGGAACTTCTGGTAATGGAGCTTCCAATTTTACTTTTTCGGGATTAATTCTAGATAATAATAATATACCTGTTACTAGTGGTATTTCTCTTTTGAGAACGGAATCTTCATCTCAGAATGGAGACGAAATTGAAAAAATAGACTCTATAAAATATCTCGCTCCTAGAGTATATTCTTCTCAATTTAGAGCGGTAACTGCAAATGACTATAAAGCATTAATACCGTACATTTATTCTAATGTTGATTCCGTAACAGCTTATGGTGGAGAGGAATTAGATCCACCAGAGTATGGAAAAGTTTTTATATCAATCAAGCCCAGAAATGGTACATTTTTATCTCAAATTACTAAAAGTAATATTTTAAGATCTTTAAAACAATATTCTATTGCAGGAATTAAACCAGAAATTATTGATCTCTCATATCTTTATATTGAGATAGATTCTACTGTTTACTTCAATCAAAATAAAACAATAAATTCGGAGACAATAAGAACTAAGGTATTAAATACATTGACTAATTATTCACAATCAACTGATATTAATAGTTTTGGAGGAAGATTTAAATATAGTAAGGCCAATGCACTTATAGATGATACTGATGATGCAATAACTTCTAATATTACTAAGATTAAAATGAGGAGAGATTTAACTCCAGAATTGAATGTTAAAGCAACTTATGAACTTTGTTTTGGAAATAAAATTCATATTAAAAATGATGGATATTCAATAAAGTCTACTGGATTTACGATTGATGGTGTGGTTGAGACTTTATACATGGGAGATATATCAACTAGTTCTACTTTAGGAAAAATATTCTTCTTTAAGATAGAAAATAATCTTCCAATATTAGTTAAAAATGATGCAGGAACGGTAGATTATGTTACCGGAGAGATTCTTTTAGACGTGGTAAATATAACAGGAACATCTTTAGTAAATGGTTTTATTGAAGTCCAGGCTGTTCCAGAATCTAATGATGTTATTGGACTAAAAGATCTATACTTACAAGTTGATATTAAAAATTCAAAAATAACTACTATTGAAGATATTATTATTTCTGGTGAAAATTCCTCTGCAACATTGTTTACCCCAACATCAAGTTATTTAAACGGAGATTATACGAGATAATATGAACGATATAAAGAAGGTAAAAATTAACGACCTACTAGAATCCCAAATTCCAGAATTTTTAAATGAGGAGTCTCCTCTTTTTAAAGAATTTTTAAAGAGCTATTACTTATCTTTAGAAACAAAATCTGGTGCGGTTGATATCGTAAAAAATCTTCCTTCATATAAAAAAATTACAAATTTTAATTATGAAAGTTTAAATCCTGGTACAAAAGTTACTTCTGAAGTACTAACTTTTGATGGAATAATTACAGTTCAGTCTACTAGTGGATTTCCTGAAAAATTTGGACTAATTAAAATTGATGATGAAATTATTACGTATAAGTCAAAAACATCAACAACTTTTGTAGATTGTGTTAGGGGTTTTAGTGGAACAGATTCAATTAAATCTTTAGGAGATTCTGAGTTTCTAGTATTTAAAAAGACAGTAGCTGCAGAACACTCTGTTGGCGCGGTAGTCTATAATTTAAGTAATTTATTCATACAAGAATTTTTTACAAAATTTAAATCTGAGTTTTTGCCAGGATTTGAATCTAGAAATTTCGTAACAAATATTTCAATACAAAATATTTTATCAAAAGCAAAAGATTTTTATACTGCAAAAGGAACCGATACTTCATATAAAATCCTATTCAAAATTTTGTATGGCCAAGAAATTGATATCATCAAACCACAAGACTATACAATAATACCTTCAGCTAACTCTTATTTTGTAACTAAGAATGTATTAGTTGAAAAAACTTCTGACGAAAACTTTGATCCAAATTTAGTTAAAGGTAATTTCCTCTACCAGAGTATATCTGGAGTTGGTACTGTTAGTGCTTCTATCTTTAATGTTGAATATAGACCTGTAAATGGTAAAAATTTTTATGAAATATCTCTAGATTCCACCTCTTTTTCTGGAGTATTTCAAGTAACGGGTAAGACTAAAATTATAGAAGAAGTTCCTGTTGGATCTACTTCTATATTAGTGGACTCAACCTTAGGCTTTTCTAAGTCAGGAAAAATATTAATTAAACCAAAAGATTCAAATTATATTGAAGTTACATATACAGATACATCAATAAATCAATTTCTTGGAGTTTCGGGAGTAACCAAAAAATTAGATTTTGCTCTAGATGTAGTTGAAGAAAAATTTGCTTATAGTTATGTTGGTTTAGGCCAAACTTCTAAAG